TTAAATGAAGATATGCTCGGCTCGGAAATGCGTGACCAGATACAGCAAATCCGTAGTGCTCAACGACGTGGTGGACGTGGTGCGGCAATGAAGGCTGGAGTGGAATCCGCAACAAAAGCGCGTGCATCACAGTCAAAAGTAACGTCAACGAATAATCCAGCAACGATGAGTCGGTCGTCACGACGTATGGGTTCTGGCCTGCTTGAAAATGCACCAACAAAAGAAGCACCTGCGCCAGCACCAACAAAGTCATCTGGTGTGCGAACAAGTCGGTCTGGTGGTGGTGATTATCCATTCACTAAGTCTGAACCAGCACCTACCAAATCATCTCCTAATATGTCTGTTGGTAGCCGCGGCGACCTTGCTGCTAAAGGCAAGTCTTTTGCTGCTAAAGAAGGAATGCTGCGACCTAGTGCTGCTAACGCAGCAAAGGGTGCATCCACCATTGCTGCTCTAGAGGCTGCTGGTCCTATTATGGGTGCTGCAAGTGCACTGGCTGCTGCCGATGAGGCTACTGGATATAAGCGCACACAGTACAGCGGCAACTTTGGTGGACCATCATTCCAGACCAATCCATATGCATCTGGAAAACCTGCATATGCAGGTCAATCGGTAGTATCAAAACTGATGGGTGTTGGAAAGAAAGGAAAGTAATTATGCCAATGGGGATGCCTTACCCGAAAGGGAAAATGGCTATGCAAAAAGGAAAGATGTCAATGTCCGAGATGATGGGCGTTGAGCGTAAACTTCCGGGTATGGAATCTAGTGAGCATGGAATGCCCATGCGCGGCATGAAAGATGTCAAAAAGGCTGAAACCAAAGAATATGGAAAAGCCCCTGCATCACGTATGGCTTTGGCCAAAGGCGAGATGAAAGAACATGGCAAGAAGGCATTCTTCACTAAAAAGAAAAAGTAATGCCTAAGTCAACAGCAGAAGTTTCTCCTCAAGTAGAATCTCGGCCGGTGCCATTCAGGCAATTTGGTCGTATTCTTCAGGCGAACAACGCTTTAAAACAAATGCAGAGTCCATATCGAGTTGGCAACTTGATGAATCCTGCTCTACGTCAGAGTCGTTGGGACCAGAGCAATCTGCAAGACGATTCGCAATCAGAGTAGTCACATCATCAGCCAGTTGCCGTGCATCCGAATGGGACAATGTATGCCGACCCGATTCGTATGTCAGATACCAAGTAGCCTTACTGAGGTCTTTGACATACGACTCGGTTGTTTTTTTACCGGCACGCTGAAGGTATTTTAAAGCAAACCCAATTGCCAACGATACATCCCAATGTTGTGCAACCCACAACGCATCGTGTACTGTTGCACGGTAATGGTTGTATAGTTGATTATTCATCGCCACATAATAGCATATGGAAGAATCTGAAGAACGATTTGGTCTGACCCAAACAGGCGGTCTCGCTAAACTCTGTCACGCCAATATCAATGGCAAGAGTTGTGGGCGATTCGCACTGAAAGGTCGTGACTTTTGTGCGCGCCATGGAGGCCGCACCCCAATAGGACCAGAGAATCATATGTTTACAACGGGGCTGGAATCTGTCAACCGAAAACGATTTGCTGGTATTGGAAAGCATCTCCTGAATCGCGTTGATGAATTACGACACGACCCAGAACTCTTCTCCCTCAAAGATGACGCAGCCTACATTACGGCACTCATCGATAGACGTGCTGAAGCCGCTGAAGAAGGATTAAGCGTCGAGACTCTCAACCAACTGCGAAGCCTATATCGCGAATGTGCTACTGCACTTGAAGAAGGCAAGACACAAGATTTTGATAAGGCATTTGAACAGTTAGGCGGAATAATCAGGCAAGGTATTGCGGATGCAAAGGCAACTGACGAGGTCCTTCATTTGATTGAAAAACGTGTGGACATTATTGAGGCCGAGCAACGCATGACGCAGGTCAAAGCATATACCCTTGAGGTAGACCAAGCATACGCGCTCATTCAACAAGTATTGAAAGTAGTGGTTGATTCGGTAAAGGACGTAAACGAATTACAGGCAATTCGTAGTGGAATACAGCGCATCCTACGCGTATATCGTAACGTCGAGGACATCATAGATGCAGAGGTAGTTGATGAAGAAAGTCCAACTGAATACGAAAACGCCACGTAACATGAAGAAGTACGTCCGCCCAGATAAAGGGTTGGACGTTGCTCTGTTAGAGATGCTGGACCAACAGATTGGTGAACACATCCAAAGTGGAGACTTCAGCAGTTCTGGTGCATTCCCAATCGACGGTAGTGAGATGAATTACCAGTCATGGCTACGTGCATACGTTCCTAATGCAACATCGTCTCCATTGGCTGAACATCACATTCGTGCATGGGAATGGGCAGAAGGTATTGTTGAAGGTAATCCACCACCGGCACTAATTGAGTGTTGGTTTCGTGGCGGTGGCAAGTCCACGACGATGGAACTTATTGCCAGCCGTATTGCGGTGAAAGCGTCTCGACGTTTTCTCCTTTACGTTTGTGCTACGCAAGACGCAGCCAACCGTCACGTTCAGGACATTGCCTCAACAATGGAAAGGTGTGGAATTGAACGCGCTGTCAATAAGTATGGTTTTAGCCGAGGTTGGAATGCAAGTAAATTACGCACTGCTAATGGCTTCAATGTATTGGCTTTTGGTCTTGACACTGGTGCACGCGGCGTTAAGTTGGATTACCTACGCCCAGACTTCATCATTTTCGATGACATTGATGAACTTGACGACAGCGTTACCCGAGTAGACAAAAAGATAGCAACTATCACTCAGACAATTCTTCCAGCCAAGTCAACAGACTGCGCCATAGTATTTGTCCAGAACCGTATTCATGCTAACTCAGTTATGTCTAAAGTCTTGAGCGGTGAAGTGGATATGCTTCAGCATCGTGTCCAGTCACCAATTGTTCCGGCTGTTGAAAACCTTACCTACACAACAGAAGAGAAAGAAGATGGCCGTATCGGCTATCGGATTACAGGTGGCACACCCACATGGTCACACAAATCCATGACTGTCTGTCAGCGTGAGATTGATGACTTTGGATTAATATCGTTCCTGCGTGAATGCCAGCACGAGGTTGGTGTAGGTGGCCTGTTCTTCCCAGACTTCAAGGAATGGGGGCCAGATGGAGAACCTTGGCACGTTGTGGACTCAGTTCAGATTCAACCTTGGTGGCGTGTCTGGGCAAGTCATGACTTTGGTATTGGCGCGCCTTGTGCATTCATCCTGTACGCATCGGATGACAAGGAAAACATCTATGCTCTGGCAGAGATTTACGAAAAAGGTCATGTATCAAGTTCACAGGTCCAACTGGTACTGGACCTTTTACAATCTAAGGGAATGGCTGAACCTGTCAATAAACAAAACCGTTTAGGTAAGTGGCAGACTCGTTTAGAAGCAATTGCATTTGACTATGCAAATACTTTTCCACCAGAAAACTACGCCCAGCGAATTGGCGAGTATCCTGTAGAAGTCTGGTGGGAGCGTGGTTTGCCAGCAGTACGCGCCGTTAAAGACCGCAAGGCCGGATGGCGACGCATCAAGGAGCACTTGTGCGCGACGTATATGCTTGATGGAAAGCCTGTGCCAAAACTACGGATAACCCGTAACTGCCCAAATCTAATCAAAGAATTGAGCAGAACGATGGCTGACCCTAAAGACCCAGAAGAAATTGACCACGGCACAAAACACGACCACGCTATAGACTCATTTCGATACGGCATGATGTGGCGTGAATATCCTGTGGCTTGTCCAGAGGTGGATGCAAAACGTGCATCGCGACCGTCATGGCTTAATGAGGACAGGAAACGCGAATGGATATAAAACTGTTTATGTGGGCAATAGGCATATATGTGGTTTTTTCGTCCATGTGTGTTTTTGCTGTGTATCAAGTGTGGACAGAATTGCGTAGGATAACCGGTCCTAAAAAACCGACTAAGTCGAAACAGGAATACATCTAATGGCTATTGGCGATATTCTCGGCGAACTGGCGCGCAAGATGCAGCCACAAGCACGAATGACATCACTCAAGACTCCGAATAATTCTGGCACGCCGGGAAGTTTTCAAGACGGAAATTATAACCTCCGTAACCCGGAAGACCTCACACTAGACCACGGACGGCAGGACTGGGACCGTGAACCAGACCTCGATGAGGGCGAGAAAAAACGCATCTATATGTTTGTGCGCGACTGTTTCCAAGCGGCGTATCGCGCACGGTCAGAGATGGAACTTGAGTGGGCATTGGCTACGTCATTCTTTGAAGGTCGCCAGTGGATGAGGATTGCATCACAAACGCGCAATCTTATTCAGTTACAGAATACAGACGAACCTAATCGCTATGTGACCATCCAGAAGATGCGTCCACTTATTGATGGCGTAGTAGGCAAACTGACACAGGTTTCACCAGATGCATACGCGATTCCATTGTCCGACACAGATACAGATAGGTTTGCATCAGATGAGGCCAACATCATCTGTAATCACTTCAACCGCAAGTTTAAGCGCGAGACGCAGTTAAAAGAACGTGTGCGTTGGGCCTGTGTATGCGGCACCTCATACCTCAAGGTTTATTGGGACGCGAAGGGTGTGCAAACCGTCCCGTACTTTGACCCGTTTACAGGTGAGATTGCAGGTTACGAACAAATGGAAGTCGGTGATGTCCGCGAGGAAATCCTACCGGCTTTTGACGTTTATATTGACCCAACGGCTAAACGCGACGAAGACATCAGATACATGATTCACGCGTCGGTCAGGCCACTATCGTGGTTTGTGGATAACTATGGTGATGCGGGACGCAAGGTTACAGCAGATGCTATGTCTGGCCAGAACTCCTCATATGTGGATGCGTATCTGGAAGGCGGTAACGGTAGCGGTAATGGATGGGTTCCTGCCAGCACTGCCAGACTTGGTCAGATTGAAAGCCGGAAGCAGGCAGCCGTTCTTTACGAGTACTGGGAGCGACCAAACGCCCAATATCCAGAGGGACGATACATAGTTAGCACGAACTCTGCACTTCTCTATGCTGGCGATTGGCCATACGAGAAGAAGGACTCGTTTCCGTTTATCCCTATTCGGTGGCAGCCACGCGCTGGCACAACGTATGGATATTCACTTGGCTTTGACCTCTGCCCATTGCAGTTGACTTACAACCGTATCTACAGTCGTATGGTTGAACAGTTTGAAGGTCAAAAAGACTATGTGATGATTCAGAAGTTGAGCGGCATTGGTGCAGACGCGTTCAACAACATGAGCGATTCTGTGGATGAAGCCGACCGAATCTATCGCAAAATCTACTACAACCAAGCAACACAACCGCCTGTTATTGCCCGTGCTCCCGGCATTGGGCAAGACCTATTCCCGATGTTGCAGATGCTCGAGAAGGACATGATGGATGTAGCGGGCCTACATGACGTGTCCCAAGGTATGGCGCAAGCAGGCACTCCTGCTGAATCTGTACGTTTGCTTCAACGCGCTGACAACACCCAACACTCGTTTATTCGCGCCGACATGGAAATCAGTAATGCGCGTATCAAGGAATGGGAAGTTGCACTTGTGGCCCAGTTTGGCGTTGCGCCATTCATTGGCCAGATGGAAGAGAAGCAATCGCCCGCGGATGAACTCCGTACTGGACTCATTACCTTTGACCATATACGCAAGGGTGGCCAATATCGTATTGAGTATGTACCGGGGTCCGCACAAGAAGATTCGCCAGACCAGAAGTTGCAGAAACTTATGGCCTTCCGTCAGATGGGATTGTTTGGTGACCCAGCAGACCCAGAGACAAATATGCTTGTAGTTCGTATGCTCAAACTGCCAGAAACTTCTATGATGATGGAACACCTTGCTGCACAGAACGAAAAGATGCAGCAGATGCAGCAGTTTGCTATGGAACAACAGCAAGCACAGAATGCACCGCCACCATCTGGATTTGATTTAGAAGCAGAACAGATGAAGGCACAACTTGACATCCAGAAGATACAGGCCCAGCAGGGAGCAAAGATGGAAGCCGATATCGTCAAGATGCGAGAACGCAGTCGCCTCCTTCAAGAGAACGACGCAAGTAAGTCTATGGTGAAACTATCCGAGGAAACTCTCCGAAGAAATATTTTGCCAGAAGACCAGCCAAACAGTGGCAAAACAAGATAGTAGGGAGCAATAATCAAAATGTCAGAAGAGATGGCGACACAGACACCGTCCTCGCCGAACGGTGCTTTAGACACAGCGGGCACTTCCAGTGCCATTATGGACATGGTCCGGGAAACCGTCGAACCCGGAACTATTGGACAAGACGTAAATACAAGTCCCGTCCCCGAGTCATATGATGTATATGACTTATTGGGAGTTGAACAGGCTCCTGCCGCCGACCAAGGCGAACCCGGCCCTGTACCGTATGACAGGTTCAAAGAAGTCAATCAGAAAGCCAATGATGCTAATGACAGACTGAGCCGTTGGAATGACGTAATCAGCGAGTTTGAAAGTAATGGCTATCGTTCAGCCCAAGACCTCCAAGCAGCAATGCGACAACGTGAGGTTCAGGCACAAGAAGACGCTATCATCAGTCGATATCGTGAACTTGAAGCAAACGACTTGATTGACCCATCTACCAGTCAGTTGCAAATGCAAGCAGAATTGGAAAAATTCCGATATCAGCAAGCAATGCAGCAAGTCTCTCAGTACATGGTTGGCCAACAAAAGCAGAATGCTTTCGCGCAATATCCTCTGGCACGTAAGAACGAAGCATTTGTAGACCAACTCATTCAAAGAGGCATGGACGCACAGGAAGCCGCTTCACTTGTTCATTCGCAGGTAGAACAACTCACAAAATCGTTGGCTCCTGAGTTACTTGCTCGGCTTCAATCTGGTCGTACCGCTCCCACGCCTGCTGGGACCGCGCAATCGCTCAATCAACCAACGGCTCCAACTGGTAATCGGGCTACTGGAAACGGTGGTCGTTCTGCCCTTAGCCAACTGCTAGGGATTACTCGTAGTCGTAACAACATCTAAGGTGAAAAACAATGGCAATTGATTTCAATGGTGCTTTGACGCTGGCGGACCACGCCTCTCTTAGCAATGACCCTCTCGTAAAAGAGATTACAAAATCGCTTCATCAGACTTGGAATGCTCTTAAAGATATTCCTCTCTTTACCAGCCCATCCCTCAAGCAGGTTGGTATGCGCTACCTTAACCAGAACATTCCTCTTCCAAACTGGACGGGTGTAAACTCTGAGCCTGTAGCCGTCAAGGGAAAGCCAAAGTCTTACGAAGAGTCTCTGTATCTTGTTCGCAACAAGATTTTGGTTGACCACGTTCTTCTTGACCAGCCAACCAACATCATCGACCCAATCGAAGCACAGGTTCAAATCTTCCTTGAAGGTTTTGCTTATGACTTCAACGATAAGTTCATCAACAACGACCCATCCTCCCCAGCCGCAGGTAACTCTGCTGACTGTTTCCCGGGTCTTGCATACCGCATGAACAACGTCGCGGACTATGACATCCCTGCTGAAATGGACTTGGCACTTACCGGTGGTTCGGCTGACTTGTTTACCAACTCGTCCACCACAGGTAACAACTTCATTTTTAAGATGCAGGAACTTCTTGACAACATGAACGCACCAGACGGTGACGGTGTTGTGTTCTACATGAACGAAGCAACTAAGCGACGTATCGAACTTAACATCCGTGTCATGGGCATCGGTGCTGGTTTTGATATCACGCAAGATTCCTATCAGCGTCCAGTTGAGAAGTACAAGAATGCAACCATCCGAACAGTCGGACGTAAGGCTGATGGTACGACACACATCATTTCTGACAACCTAAGCAACGGTATTGCTGGTGACGCAGGTAAGTGTACACATATCTATGCAGTTCGTTACGGAACTGGATATGTTCAGGGATGGCAGAGTGGACCATTCAAGCCACAGTATCTTGGACTTTCCAAGGAAAATGGCATCATGCACAACGTCGTATTTGACTGGGGTGTTGGACTCTGGGTTCCACACGTCCGTGCAATCGGTCGCATGAAGGTTCGCGTCCTCGCTTAATGAGAAAGGAGCGCAACTATGGCTCGTGATGGAAGACAAATTCTGAGGTTTGTTCAGCAAGCATTTGGTGCTAACACTAACCAACTTCAGACTAATAACTATGCAATGAGTACTACTGTGCCATCTACTGGTGCAGTAATCTCAGCAACGACAGCGGGTACTGCCGGTTTCTGGTATGCGGGTAACACCGTTGCTTTGAACCGTTCTGGATTCCGCGATACTAACGCAGACCAGTCAATCATTGTTTCTGGTGAAACCAGCGCAATATTGAACGACCCCGCAATATACGGTAACACGGAAACGTCCGAGCAGTCGTATATTCGATTTGCATATGCGCCATTTGGTCCGTTGAACACTACTAACGTCGCCTTTGAAATTATTGCTCAGGCGGCATCTGATAGCGGTTCAGGAACTGCTGGTACTGACTGGACGCAGATTAGCGATTCACAGGTTGTTTCACCAATCGCAAGTTACACCGCTAAAACAAGTGTAACTATTGCCGGTGGATATGCTACATACACTGGCGCACATGGTCTTGTAAACGGACAGGTCGTGTATGCATCTGCATCAACATCACCTAGCGGTTTTGTAAACAACCAGCCAATGTTTGTATGTGAAGTTGACCCTAACTTCCCATTGCGACATGGTTTATCTCTTGTTCCGTATGCGGCTACAAGAAACACAGCCTTGTCGGCTACTGGTGTTACAATCCAATATAGTGGTTTGCCACGTATTCAAGTTGTTGCACTATCTCCAACGGCAAAACCGTGGGTACGTCTGATGTTCCGTGCATTGCCATCTGGTAACACAACAACGGTAACGCAGTTCGCTGGTTGCTGGATTGATAACGTCGGACTTTCCGTCGGACGTGACGTTCCTGCACTCATCTAATAAGTAAAGGGGGAGGGGAAACTCTCTCCCTTTAGGAGAAATTAATGGCAAGAGATTTTAGACTCCGTCTATCGTTCTCTGACGTTTTGGCAACCACAAACGTAGCGGGTGTTCTAAACGACGTAAGTGCAACAGCAACGCCAACGCGTTCTGGTGTGGTTACGCTTGTAAGTACCGCAAACCAGTGGGCTGTCGGATATTCAGATGCGCTAAACTTTACGCATTTCCGCGACCAAATTGGTGATGTAAGTATTCTCACATCGCCAGCACCAACAAGTGCTATTGCAGGTGACCCGGCTCTTTTCAATAGCACGTCACTTAACCAGTACTTCTTGCGTGCATCTGTAGCACCAATTGGATTCTTTGGTCCACAGGATTGTGGCATCATTGTTCAGGGTGCGGCAGATAGTGGTAGCGGTACAGCACCTACGGCACTTACAGCATATTCACAGGTGTCTGCTGTTGGTTCTTGTCCTGCAACTGCATCTGCTCAAACTGTATCTAGTGATGCATCTGCGACACCTACCTTTACACCTGTAGGTTCTGTACCACCATCTGGAACTCTCCTGATGTTTACAAACCTTGGTGGTGGTTCGGGAACAGGACTTGCTGTTCGAACTCCGTACATGGTCCTTCAGTTAAGTGCAACAACGTATCGTTTGACTACTGCACTTGGTGGAACGACCGTGGTACAGACGTTAGGAGCGGCAGTTACGTCAGGTACTACACTTGTAGGTACAAACGCTACTGCGCTTACGCCAACTGCTGTAGATATTACGGCTGACCGTATTCTATTTACGGAACCTGTTGCAGTAGGTGACACGGTTATCTTTGGTAACGTCGGTTCTATTACCGGTATTACCGCAGGTACTTTGTATTACGTGACAAGTGTAACGTCTGTTGGTGCAACACTTGCTACATCATCTGGTGGTGCGACAATCGACCTCGGTGGTTCGCTTGGTACACCATTCGCTGGCAAGGTTAACTTCAACACGTTGAATGCAGTCTTCCCATCGGCTGGTTCTACTACAGTAATTACCACTGGTGTTCCACATGGACTTGTTCCGGGGCAGATTGTAGTTCCTGTTGCTACTCAGGGTGGTTTGACTTCACAGGTATCCTACTATGTGCTTTCAACGCCAACGCAGACAACATTTACGGTATCTGCCACAATCAATGGAAGTGCTGTTAATATTACTGCCGCACCTGCACCATTGTTTGTAGGACGACAGCCTAAGATTGTAAACGTGCAAGTAGCAATGACTACACGTCCATGGCTCCGGTTTGCACTTCAGCAGTTGAATGGTTCTGCGGTTCAGGATGGCTTCCTTGCTATCTATGGCGCAGAGTTCTCAATGGGTCGCGATAGCGCACAGGTATCGTAATGACAAGAGCGCAACTCAAGCAACGTATTCGTGTCCTTGGTGGGCATCTCTTTAATGGGATGCCAGACCAAGACCCGTTTGGCTTGGACTTGCTCTTGATAGAAATGGCTAACCAGATAGCACGGTCTACCGACTGTCTGGTTGGCAGACGATACCTTGACACTGTTGCTGGTGAAGACGAGTACTGTGCCCCGGACATCTATAAGATACGGGGCATCTACTTCCTTGATGGCAGCGACTATAAAAGAGTACGACAAGTCAATTGGTCCGCTCGCATATTTGATAGCCAGCGAAACAATACAACATCATCCATACCGGATGTTGTTGCTGTTTATGGCATGAACCGAATACGTTTTAAGCCAGCCCCAGATTCCGTAATCACTAGTGGTGTAATGCTTGAAGGCTTTATGCAGCCCGGTGATATCTGGCAGTACAACGCAAGCGGCACAATAGACACATCGGTCCCTACTGAGGACCACGAGTGCCCTCTTCCAAACGTAGCCCATGATTGCCTCGTCTACGCGGTCCTCATGACACGCGCTGTACAGATGAGAGACCAAGCGGGCATACAACTTTATTCGGCTGAATACCAACGCAGGTTGGGCGACGTAGAGGCCTACGCAGCCACGTATCACACAAGGGCGGTGTAATGGCAACACTTGCAACACTCAGAAATGACACTCTGCTGCTTCTAAACGAAATTGGAAGCGTCACTAACAGTGTAATTGGTGCATTGCCAGATAGTGGTGGCGGTGCTGTCATTGTCTCTACTGAAACAACTATAGACCAATACATCAACGAGGCCGCTGCCGAAATGGCACGTACTTGCGTGTATATTCCTACTACTGTTTCGGTGGCTGGCCATACGGGTGCCACCGTTGCACTAAGCACGTCAAGCATCTGGTGGCCAATGAGTGTTACTGCTGGTGGGTCCATACTCCAGCACACATCAGATTTGCGGTTACGTGCATGGCAACCAAACTTTGAAACATTCTCGGGTACGTTGACGCTTCCAAATGGTGGGACTACAACGACTCCTTACTACTGGTTACGCCAGCAACCGCAAACAATCCGAATCTTTCCATCGGCAGCAGCACCCACAGCAATTGTCGTCTATGGCGCAGGATTGCCACCAACAATTACTACAGGTGTCGATGCCACATTCGCGCAAGATGACGTATTGCGGAACACGCTTCCCGTGTATGCAGCATTTAAATTGGCAATGAAGAATATTGACGACCCATCATTGGCGGCACGAGTCCAGTTGTGGCAGCAATGGTGGTTTGATTCAACGCAATCGTTGTGGAATCAACTAGATTCATCCCTCAAAATGGAAGGCAGTCCTTATCAAACGCCGCCAGTCGCACCACCGACAGTAAAGTAGGTTTGACATGAACATCGCTTACGGAAGATTAATCTTGATTGCGCTCGGAGCATTTGTAGCAAGTGCTGCTCCTGAGTTTGATGCGGCATGGAAAGCCGCTCACATTCCAGATACGGCTTCCTTTGGCGTTGTCATGCGTACTCTACTCCTTGCATCTATCGAAGGCCTCCGGGCCGGTATCCCTGCAATGGTCACTGCTGGTATTGCGTTCTTTATGCGACAGGACAGTTGCCTCCCAATGTTCACAACAAAACTACCGGAGGTGCAAAAAATCAGTGAAGCCACAAGGGAAGTCGATGGATAAAGAAACTGGACAAGTCGTAGCCGGAACTATTGGTGCAATTATTGGTACTGACTGGTGGGATAAAACCAAAGTGAAAAGCATCGGTCATGGCGTTATTTCAGTCATTGCTGGTGCAGGTTCGGCGGTGTATTTAACACCACTGATTGCCAAACAAATGGGTTGGAATTCACCAGAGCAGGTCGTAGGTTTAGCCTTTGCTGTAGGTACTCTTGGATTAAGGTCTGTACAAATAGTTAACGCTATAGCAGAGGCGGCACTTAAAAAGATACAACCGACATAATGCAACGCACCATTACATTAGACGAAATAGTAGACGACGGGTCACTATGCGTAAAGTTCAACGACAAACAGTTTGGTACGCCATCATTACAGGAGTTACTAGACTACTCGGAAGAGGACTTGCGTGAGATAGCCGGTAGGTTGTTACGCTCACTATTGATTATTGAGTACATGAAACAACCACGGCTTCCTATTTCAGCCTCGTTAAATACAGATGATGCGGTTGGGAATGTAGTGGTTATCAATGGCTAAAATACGAGCGCACGTACCGTCATATATGCCAATGTTTTCGTCTGTTGCCGCGCCAACACAAAAAACAATACAAGCATTGAACGACTATATCTGCATCATCACCATTGCTGAGGAAGATGCGGTTATTGACCGTGTGACTGGTTATGTTGACTTGCTTACTGGAACCCCCGGAACAGTTCGTGTAGGAATCCAGTCGGTTAGTACAGCAACAGGCTTACCTAGTGGTACGTGGCTCGGATATGGGGATTTTGCTGGTAACGGAACTAACTTTCCAAACTTTAGCACCAAGCAATGGACGTTATCCACGACAGCATCCATCACAAGAGGGCAATATTACGCTATTGTCATTTATGCTTTTTCTGGCACGTTTGACGCATCAAATAACGTCAGATTTTATTCAGCACGCGGAACAGGTATTGGTCCGAATAACACGGTGTTTCCTTATTATTACGATGTCATCAATGGTGTCGCAGGTTCCAAGTCAACCACTGCTGGCTTGTTTAACTTTGGGTGTGGGACATCAACTCGACAATATGGCATTGCGACAAGTGGTTCTACTATTGCGTCTTGGAACTCGGGTTCTACCCCTAACCAGCGCGGCATAAAGTTTAAATTGCCAGCGTCTTTATGTACGACATTTAAGGTCGCTGGTGTCCGCATGGCAGTTGGTCCAACTAATAGCGCGGCGCAGTGGAACCTCAATCTGTATGACGCTAGTAGCAACGTACTGCAAAACCGAACTTACACTAACAGTGATGCTTATAATACAAACTCAATTGTGGTAAGAGATTACTACTTTGATGAATCAACATTAACTGCATTGTCGCCAAATACGGATTACCGAATCGCCGTAGAAGGTGCATCTGCATCACTGGGATGTATGCAATATATTGAGACTGGTGGTGCGTGGGATGTATCTAGTGCATTTATCCCAGATGGGACATTCCATCTAACTACACGGACAGGTACAGGTGCGTGGACTGATACCACTACATCTTGGTTTCCAATGCAGTTGATTATTGATGACTTTACAGCATCTGGTGG